GAGGTAGGAATGAAAGAATGTAAATTCTGTGATGACTTCACAGGCGTCTGCTGCAATCCTGAGTGCCCCATGCGGGGTGACTGCTGCCCGGTACCGGACACGGAGGGGGTATGCAAATTCGAGTGCCGGGAGGAAGAATTCGTGCTGAGTCCCAAAGGCTGCGCCATTGCCGCGCTGCAGGATGCCGGTCTGGTGGATGGTTCTGACGATCCTGCTGTGGATCGGTTCTGTAAATCCTTCCACAGTCAGATGGTGCAGCTGGGTTATGCAGCAGAGGAGGCTTGAGCATGGCCAACGCAAGGAAGTACGGTTATTTCAAGCCGGTGAAGAAAGACACACCGGCAAGATGGCGAAGGCCGGGGAATCCTAACCCCGGCCGGAAAAGACAGGAGGGTGATCGTAATGCCAAAACCCTGGGAAAACAGCTCCGGGTGTAAGGATCCCACAGCCTATGCCGCCTGTAAGTCCACCCCGGAAGAGATCCGGGTAGGTAAGCTGGTGAAGGCGTTGAAGTCTGTGGCAGCTCTGTTCGGATTTGAGATCCTAAACCGGATTGAGTTCCGTGACATAGAAACCGGGAGGACATACCGATGAGTTCCCCACGGTATCGCTGGTGGGGGTTCGTCCGCCGGATGATTCGGGACTACCGTAGTCTGAAGATCCAGTATGATGATCTTCACACCCAGAGCATTACGGCCGGAACATCCGGGATGCCCAGAGGGAGCGGAAACCGCTCTGTGGTGGAAAGCCTGGCCCTGCGGCAGCTTCCCCGGGATGATCAGTATGTCTATGATGCAGTCAGCAGAGCTGTGGAAATCACAAACCTGCTCCCGGATGGGGAGCTGAAGCTGGCACTGATCCGGTATGTCTACTGGAACAAGCAGCAGCACCCCGTAAAAGACGCGGCTCTGCAGCTGCACATTTCCAGAAGGACAGCGGAGCGCTGGCACGCGGAGTTCGTCCGGCTGGTGGGAAAATGCTACGGATTTGAAGTTGGCGGTTCGGAGCCAAAAAACCGTGGTATCATTGTAGAATCAGAATAGCAGCAAGAGGCCAGGGGTTTTCCCCAGGCCTCTTTTTGCATGGCGCGGCAGGGGACGGGGCCTTTTAAGCCTTTCGGATCCCGTCCGGAATAGCGGGTTGGTTTTACGCTTCCTTCATACAGGAGCAGAGATGGGGGAAGCTGGTTTCCAACGGAAGGCCGTTCGAATCGGCCTCGCGCCATTGATACGGAATGGTGGTATAACTGGAAATACAGCCGGGGATGTGCACTTATCCGGAGGACGGTGGTTCGATTCCACCCCATTCATACTTTGACCTGAATATGTGTCAGGCATACCCGGTAACCCCGGGTATATGGTTCTGTGGTGTAACAGGTAACACACCGGACTGATAATCCGGTAATGTGGGTTCGATGCCCACCGGAACTACCAAGTAATTTGCAGGAGAGGTGGTGTCGTGGCATTAACAGAAAAGCAGGCGCGTTTTGTAGCGGAGTATCTGGTGGATCTGAATGCCACAGAAGCTGCCAAGCGGGCAGGGTACAGCGAAAAGACGGCCTATTCCATCGGATTTGAAAACCTGAGAAAACCTGATATCCAGGAAGCAATTGCAGAGGCAATGGATGCCAGGGCAAAGAGAACAGGTATTACCCAGGATCGTGTGCTGCAGGAGCTGGCACGAATTGCCTTTGCGAACGGTACTGACTTTGCCAGGATCGTTAGCACCCCAACGGTGACAACGGTGGTAGATGAGGAAGGTTGTGTGCAGCAGGCAATCCGGCCTGTGCAGAGAGTGGAACTGGTAGACACGGAGCGCGTAGATCCGGAAAAGCGAGCGGCCATTGCATCCATCAAAGAAGGCAAGTTCGGCATTGAGGTCAAGAGCTATGACAAGATCCGGGCTCTGGAACTGCTGGGCCAGCATCTGGGAATGTTCGACCGGAAGGAAGGCAATGTCCCGGGCCAGGACGAAGTGGAAGACGATCCCCTCAGCAAGAGCCTGATGGAGTACGCAAAGGAGCTGGACGGCCGTGCTGAGTGATAAACAGAAAGCGATCCTTGCCTTCCCCTATACGAAGTACACTGCTCTGATCTGCGACGGTGCCGTCAGAAGCGGCAAAACATCGCTGATGATGGTGGCCTTCATCGACTGGGCAATGGCGAACTACAACAATGTCCGGTTCGGCATCTGCGGTAAGACCGTGGACAGCGCCACAAAGAACATGATCGCGCCCTACATCGGTATGACCTACGCAAAACGGAAGTACCGGCTGCGGTGGCGCCGATCGGACAAGATCCTGGAAGTGAGGAAGGGCAAGGTAACCAACTACTTCGAGGTGTTCGGTGGTAAGGATGAAAGCTCCTTCATGCTGATCCAGGGCCGAACTCTGGCCGGTGTGCTGATGGATGAGGTGGTGCTGATGCCCCGCAGCTTTGTGGAGCAGGCCATGGCCAGATGCTCCATCGATGGCGCCCGGCTCTGGTTCAACTGTAACCCAGGTCCACCGTGTCATTGGTTCTATGTGGAATGGATCAAGGAAGCAAAGAGCCGGAACGCGCTGTATCTGCACTTCCAGATGGAAGACAACCCTAGCCTCAGCCCGGAAACCTTGGAGCGGTACCGAAATATGTACCGGGGAGTTTTCCACAAGCGCTATATCCTGGGCCTGTGGTGTGCAGCTGAGGGCCTGATCTATCAGCAGTTCGCGGAGGATGAGCAGCGGTATATGATCCCCAGGTCGGAGGTGCCGAAGCTCAGTTACATCGAAATCGGCGCCGACGTGGGCGGCAACAAATCCAACCATGCTTATGTGGCAGCCGGATATACCGTCCAGCGGGATGTGATGTATGTCCTGAAGGCCTGGAGCTACAAGGCCACCGGCGTGACGGTGACCCAGTACCGAGAGAACCTGGTGAAGTTCGCCGATCAGGTGAAAGAAGAGTACGGCTTCGTGGACACCATCTGGCCTGACTGCGCGGAGGCTGCCATCGTCAATGAGCTGGATGCCCACAGCCCCTATGAGATCCGGGGCAGCATCAAGGAAGAGATCATTGACCGGGTCCGCTGCGCCGACATTCTCTTCTCCCAGGACCGGATCCGGATCGTGGAGGGTGCCTGTGAGGATCTTTGTGACGGCTTCCGGACGGCGGTCTGGGATGAGAAACACGATGACCGGCCCCTGGATGACGGCACCTATGACCGGGACATCATAGACGCATTCGATTACAGCATGACACCGCACATTACAGAGTTAGTCAGAGGGTGAGAATATGAGTGTTATCAATACGATATGGGATTATGTGCTGAGCCTGTTCAGCCGGAAGAGTGTGGACAAGCATATGCAGGCCAGCAGCGCCCAGCACAAGGCAGAATATGAGGCTGTGGAGAAGATTAACTTCACATCGATCTTCGCCAGCTCCCTGGCGAATAAGGCCGTCAGCGACAGCTCCATGACGGTGAAGGATGCAGCTGGCGGTGACAGCCGGCGCTCTGAATGGATCAACGAGGGCTTGACGAAGGCATGGAGCAAAAACAAAGTGCTGGTTTCCCAGGCGCTGGGCAAAGGCGGCAAGCTGCTGGTGCCTTATGTCCAGAATGGCCGGGCCTATGTGGACATTATCGACCAGAGCCGGATGATGATCACCGCCATGCAGGGTGATGAGATCACCGGCGCTATGCTGATGGCTGACATCGGCTCCCTGGACGGCAAGGTGTACTACCGCTTTGCCGACTATTCCCTGGAGAATGGTGTCCACACTATCCGCAACACGGCCACCACCGACAAGGGCGGTGCAGTTGCCTTGGATATCCTGCCCCAGTGGGCGGGCATCCAGGAAGAGATCGTTATCAACGGCGTGGAGCATATCCTGTTCGGCTATCTGAAATGTCCCACTGACAGCAGGGAGGACAAGCAGATCATGGGTGTGCCTGTTACCTACGGCGGTGATGAGGTGGTCCGGGATCTGCATTCCTGTCTGGAGGATATGCGCCGGGAATACAACCTGAAGAAGTCCTTTGTCGGTGCTGATGATCGGATGTTCGGCAAGGATAACAAGCTGCCGGACAACGGCCTGTTCAAGAAGTTCAAGCAGACCGGCCTGAAAGACGGCCAGTTCTGGGAGATCTTCGACCCGGTCATCCGTGACAGTGCCTACCTGTCCCGGTTCCAGCAGCTGTGTGGTCTGCTGGAGAGTATCGTGGGCGTGTCCCCCGGTATTCTGACAAAGGTGGAACGGACCTATGTCACCGATGATGAGATCAAGCAGCAGAACAGCGACACCTTCGCCCTGGTCAGTGCTATCCGGGAGAATATCGAGGCAGCCTTCCGCCAGACGGCCTATGCCCTGGATGTGCTGGCTGAGTTCTTCGGCACCACCCCGGCCGGCGGCATGGGTGACTGGCAGATCCTCTGGGACTGGGACTTAAGTATGCTGGAATCCTCCACGGAAACCTTCACCCAGCTGTCGGAGCTGGAGAGCAGGGGACTGATCCTGCCGGAGCGGCTGGTGTCCTGGGTGACCGGCCAGACCATGGAGGAAGCGAAGCAGGAAGTGGAAGCTGCCCAGGCTCTGCGGTCCGGTACCGTGGATGTGCTGCTGACCGATAAGGAGGAATGATCCGTGATCGACATTTACTTCAAGCCCTGCTGTCAGCACTGCAACAACCTGGATCCGGACTATGAGCAGACCAGCGGGATGGGCGAACTGGTCACCGTGATCAGCTGCCGCCATGCCTGTGTCTGCGGAAAGTACCTGGAAGATCCCGGTGAGGAAGAGGCTCCCCCCCAGGACATAACAGTTAGGGGGTTCTGCCATGCTGACGGATGAACAGATTGCGGAAGCCCTGGCCCTGATCGATGACCGGTACCAAAAGGTGGTGCAGAAGTACCTGCGAAAGGTTGGCGCCACCGTTCTGAAGATCGGTAAGCTGAACCGCAGCAGCGTCAACCTTCTGATCCAGCTGCGACGGATGGGTGTGGATGTAGCCACCATCGAGCATGAGCTGCAACGGGTGACCCGGTTGACCAAACGGGACCTGCGGACGCTCTACCAGAAAGCAGCAGAAGAGGCACACACAGATGCTCGGTTCGAGTATGTGACCAAAGGTGTGGAGCCGTCAGAAAAACGCTGGGAGGCTCTGGTGGAGAATCTGTGGCAGCAGACTGCAGGCAACCTGGAGAACCTTTCCCGGACCACCATCATGTCGGAAAGCTACCGCCGGATTGTGGATGAAGCGGTGCAGGCTGTGACTATGGGTGTCACCGACTACAACAGCGCCATCCGCTCTGAGCTGCGGAAGGCCGGCCGGGCGGGCATCCGGGTGAAATATGCCAGCGGTGTCCGGCGAAGACTGGACACGGCTATCCGCCAGAATGTGCTGGACGGTGTCCGGCAGGTGCAGCAGAAGGCCCAGGAGCTGATCGGCGAAGAGATCGGAGCTGACGGTGTGGACATCACCGCCCATCCCAACAGCGCTCCCGACCACGAGCCGGTCCAGGGCCGCCGGTTCGATCTGGAGAACTTCCGGAAGATGCAGGCGGGGCAGGACTTCCAGGATGTGGACGGAAAGCAATATGAAGGCTTCCGCCGTCCCATTACCCAGTGGCGCTGCCGGCATCTGGTGTACTACATCCTCATCGGTGTCAGCCGCCGGATGTACAGTGACGATCAGCTGCAGAAGTGGCAGAAGGAAAACCAGAAAGGTGTTTCCATAGCCGGCCGGAAGTTTACAAATTACGAAGCCACTCAGCTGATGCGTCAGCTGGAAACGGAGATCCGCCGGGAGAAGGACACGGCGATCCTGGCGAAAGAATCCGGGGATGATGTGCTGCGGCGGGAATGCCAGGCAAACATCACCAATCTGGAAAAACAGTACAAAGCGGTGGCGAAAGCTGTGAAGCTCCGGACCCGATTTGATAAAACGCGGGTAGAAGGATTCAAGCCCGTGGAATTGGAGGAATAAAACATGGAACCCGTAAAATTCAATGGCATGAACACCAACTATGTGGCGGATGGCTGCGGCGATCTGCCGGCAGCTGTGGAGAAGGACCAGGACACCGGCCTGCCGGTGATCACCTCCGTCTGGAAGCCCAGCGAAGAGGATCTGAAGCTCCTGCAGGAGGGCGGTTGTGTCTGCCTGGCTGTGTACGGCTCCCAGCCCCCGGTGGGGATGTGGGTGCAGCCGGTTGAAATCATTGACTGAGGTGGGCCTATGGGTGCATAC